GGATTACCTCACTTAACCAGGTCACTGATGAATAATGGTGATATACTAACAGTAAATTTTCCTTCAGTTACTAAAAACATTCAACTGTTTGTAACAGGTGCTAATCCAGTGCGAGTAGCATTTTCTACCCATGGGGCCGAAATAAACGCCTTTGGAACTTTTGTGGAAGTAGCAGGATCAGGCGGCGGCGGTGGCGGGGCACCTAGTGGCTCGCTTAGTATGGATGTGAAGTGTAAAACAATACACTTTCTTGCAAGTAATGGACAAACAGGGTTTCAGATGGTGTCATCCCTTACAGGTATTGAACCAGGCATGATGTTTGAGCTTACTGGATCAGGTATCAATACTAAATAAAGAGTTACAATAATTTGATGTAGCAGATAAAAAGTAACGTTTGCTAATTCGCTAACTATTTATTATTGATCTATTGTGATCAAAGTGGAGTTTAAATTATGTCTAACATGTTAGAGCAAGCTATAATTGACGCTAAGCAGCTTCGTGAAGCAGCATTACAAAGCGCCCAACAAGAAATTGTTGAGAAGTATTCTGAAGAGGTAAAGGCCGCAGTTCAGACGATACTAGAACAACCAGAGGACGAACTCGGTGCTCTTGGTCTTGATGACCTTGGTGATGCAGGCGACGCACCTGCTGATACTTTTGTAGATGATGTGCAGATGTCACACCTCTCTGATGATGATGAAATGATAGAGATTCCATTAGATCAACTAATACAGCAAGCAGCGATGGAAACACCCAGTGAAGATGACATGGTTGACCGTGAAGATCTTGATGTAGGTGTTCCTGAGTTGGAAGACGAAGAGCAAGTTGCAGCAGATGCAGACCCTGAAATGGAAATGGACGCTGCTAACCGCAATGATGATGAAATAGAATTTGACGATGATGAAATCCGTGAAGCACTTGAGGGCTTGGTACAGCAAGAAGCAGTTCAAGTTGATGCTCCTGATTTCGCATTGGAAGAAATAGAGCTTGAAGAAGACTCTAACGACGAGAAGGAAGAAGACGAAGAAATGGCTTTGTCAGAAGAAACCCCTACTCGTGATGGACAAGAAGAAATGAAAGAAGCTCTTAAGGCAAGCATAGTAGAGATAGAAAGCCTACAAGAGAAGATTAAACAATATAAGAATATTCTAACCGAGACCAAAGTGGCATTAGAAAAAGTTAATGCTTCAAATGCTCGGTTGTATTATACAAATAAAGTGCTAAGTGATTCCTCCTTGAATGAGCGGCAAAAATCTAAAATTGCTGATATGATCTCAGAAGCACAAACGGTTGATGAAGCAAAAACCATTTTTGAAACTCTTCAAAAGACAACGGCAGCAAATAAGACTGCCAGAGCTAAATCGTTGTCTGAAACAGTGGAAAGAAGGTCGTCTACAATAATCAGTTCCCGTAGAGAAGAAGTTTCGTCAACAAAACAAAACCCAGAGTTAAGTCGCTGGGCGGTTCTAGCAGGTCTCAAAAGAGATCAATAAATCATTTAAAGGAGAAAAATAAAATGAGCGTAATAGAAAAGCTAACTGAAGGCATCAGACAGCGCACACTAGCTCATGAAGGCGAGGCCCTACTTGCAAAGTGGGAAAAGACTGGTCTTCTTGAAGGTCTCAGAGATGACAACCAGCGTAATGGCATGGCACGTCTTCTTGAGAACCAAGCTGCTCAACTTCTTAAAGAGTCAAGTACACTTGGCGCACAAGACGTTGAAGGTTTCGCTGCCGTTGCATTCCCAATCGTCCGTCGTGTTTTCGGCGGTCTTATCGCACAGGATCTTGTTTCCGTGCAACCAATGAGTTTACCAAGTGGTCTTATCTTCTTCCTTGACTTTGTTTACAGTGGCGACCGTGCAGGTGTAGTCACAGGCGAAGACAGGCTAGCAGCAGGTGCTAAGGCTGACCAGTCAATTTATGGCGGTGGTCGTGTCGGTTCAGGTATCCGTCAGGGTATCCAACTTACTGATGGTGCCAACTCAGGTGCTGACCCACTTAAGGAAGAGCGTGGTCTTTACAACTTGAACACAGGTTACTCACAACACACTGGCTCAGCCGCTGGCATTCTTTCACGAATTGCACACGGTACTGCATCAGCAACACAAGCTAGTGAAATCCAAATGTTGGACACAGACTATGGTTCAACCGCAGAAGACTTCAATAAGTTGCTACGTTTTGACCCTGATCTTTCAGGTTCAGTCGTTTCAGTCTTTACTCTTCTCAAGCCAACCAACATGTCAATGAGAAACCTTGTTACTCTTCACCACGACACTGTTGAGGGTTCAATTGTTCGTCGTTTGACGCAGCTTGACCCACTTTCAGGTTCAGAGAGCAACTTGTTGGTTGTCCTTCAGAACACTGGTTCCGCAGCCGCTTCATTGGCTGTTTTCGGTACAATCACCCAGGGTGCCAGCAAGACAATTACATTCGCTAAGGATGATGTCTTCACAACTGGTACAGGCACTGGCGCTGTTCGTGCAGATAGCAGTGGTCTTGGACTAGAAGCCGAACGTTCCATCCCAGAAATTGATCTTAAGATTGATTCAGTGGCCGTCACGGCTAACACCCGTAAGCTCAAAGCTAAGTGGAGCCCAGAGCTTGCACAGGACTTGAACGCATATCACAACCTTGACGCTGAAGTTGAGTTGACAAGCGTTCTTTCCGAACACATCGGTCTTGAAATTGACCAAGAGATCCTTGGTGATCTTATCAATGGCGCAACTGCTGGTACTCGTTACTGGAGCCGTCGCCCAGGTCAATTTGTAAACCGTGAGACTGGCAAAGACATTACAACAAGTCTTGCCCCTGACTTCACAGGTACAGTCAGCGAGTGGTACGAAACACTCCTTGAGTCAATCAACGACGTTTCATCACTCATCCACCGTAAGACGCTTCGTGGCGGTGCAAACTTTGTTGTTTGCTCACCAGAAGTTGCAGCTATTCTTGAGTTCACCAGCGGTTTCCGTGCGGACGTTGCTGGCGATTCAGAAGCTAACAGTGGTAGCTGGGGTGCATCAAGAGCAGGAACCCTAAGTCGCAAGATGGACGTCATGGTTGACCCATACTTCCCACGTAACGTGGTCCTAGTTGGTCGTCGTGGCAACAGCTTCCTAGAAAGCGGCTATGTGTATGCTCCATATGTGCCACTACAAGTCACACCAACCATCTTTGGTACTGAAGATTTCGTACCACGTAAGGGTGTCATGACCCGTTACGCTAAGAAGATGGTACGTCCTGACATGTACGGTCTCGTTGTCTGCTTGCACTTGATTGACTAATAGTCACAAAGTGTACAGATAGTACGGCATTAGCCGCCCTTCGGGGCGGCTTTTGTTTTATGTTGTAAAAGACACTAAGAGCAACCTATTTATAAAGAGTTACTTAATAACCTTTGCAGGAGGACAAATGAATGCCAACAGATTTAAGTCCATCAAGTACAGTAAGTGCGCTGGTTTTACCCACAACAGGGACACATTCAGATGTTGTAAGCTCTTTAGCGTTCGGGATTTATAATTCAGCACCTTTTGTTAGTGGGGCCGTAGATCAAGTATCTTATGTCCATGGAAAATTAGGTGGTAATGTTTTAGATATAGAACTTCAGCCAGCAAATGTTTACAAAGCATATGAAGAGTCTTGTTTAGAATATTCATATATCGTCAATACCCACCAGGCTAAAAACGTACTAGCAGATATGATGGGTGGTGCAACTGGATCATTTGACGAAGATGGTGAATTTAGTGCATATAGAGATGATACTAATCTAAAACCAAATATGAAGTTCACTAAATTAACTCTAGAATATGCTCGCCATGTGGCGTCCTCAGTGGCATCGCAAATTGGGCTAGGGCAAAACGAAAGAATATATTCAGCATCGTTTGACACTGTGTCAGACCAGCAAGATTATGATTTACAAACTTTGATATCAGCATCTTCTATAGATGGTAGTGCGGCAGGCGCAGCGTTTACAGGTGCGGTAGGTAATAATAGAATCCTAATTGAAAAAGTATACTATAGAACTCCTGGTTCAGCCTGGAGGTTCTTTGGTGGTGGTACCTATGGTATGGTTGGCAATTTGCAGGCCTATGGTATGTATTCTGATGATAGCACGTTTGAGTTAGTTCCAGTATGGCAGCACGAACTACAAGCAAGCGCTTATGAAAATAATCTAAAGATGAGATCTTCTCACTACTCTTATGAAATTATTAACAATAGACTAAGAATATTTCCTATACCAAACACAAGCTCACCCGCTAAGTTTTATGTTAAATTTAGACTTAGTTCTACAGAGGCTTATGATGAAGAGTCAGATCGTCAATATGGTTCAGATGGAGTGAATAACATGAATACACTACCATTCCCTAATGTACCATACGCTAATATTAATAGTATTGGTAAACAATGGATTAGACGTTTTGCGTTGGCTCTATGTAAAGAGACCTTGGGACAAATAAGATCTAAGTTAGGTTCTTTACCAATACCAGGCAACGATGTTACTCTTAATGGTGCCGCACTAATTTCAGAGGGCAAGGAAGAACAAAATGCTCTCAGAGAGGAATTGAAGACTGTACTAGATGAATTAACATATGTCAAGCTATCAGAGGGCGATGCCTCTCTAATGAATACAGTTAATGAAACATTGCAAAAGGTGCCATATGGCATCTACGTGGGGTAGATAGATGTCAAATGAATGGACACAACCAGGTGCTCCTCCAGGGCCGTTATTTGTAGGTAAAAAAGAACGTGATTTTACAAAGCAAATCACAGATGAAATTATAGAAAAGATTATTGGTCAAAGAATATTATATTTTCCTATTGATGTAGAGACAAGTAATTTTCATCCATTGTATGGTGAAGCTATACGAAAAGTATTCTTACCGCCAGTTCATGTTCATGTTTTAGTGCAGTACGAAGGATCTAATACAACGTCTGAGGAGTTCGGGGTTGATCGTCTAGATAATGCTACTATATTATTTCACCGAAGAAGACTAACAGAGGATCAAGATTTATTTGTTCGTGTTGGTGATTACATCCAGTACGATAACAAATACTATGAGATAGTGGAGTTAGCTGAGCCACGATATATCTTTGGACAAGATGCTGGTCTTGATGGGCATAAGGTAGAGATAGCAGCATCAGTCAGAAGAGCAAGAAAAGGATTGTTTGAGGGTACGCCATAATGCCAAAGAAAACAGAATTTTTAGATCAGAACAGCCCGTTACCCATTCAGACCTCTACATTAGAGACAATTGATACAGCTTTGTTCAATTATGTCAAGGACTTAAATATCAGTGCTGACACTAATGAGGGCTATAAAATTGTCCCAGTATTCTTCAATACACAAGAACGTGTTGCTATGATGAAAACAACTCCTGACATTCGTGATGATAGCGACGGCAGACAGGATACTTTAGTATATCCATTAATAGCAGTTGCAAGAACTTCTGTTGATAAAGATGTGTCCAAGCGTGGCAAATACTATGCTCCTATCCCAGAGAATAGTGGGTATGACAGAATTAAAGTAGCCGTTAAAGTTAACCAAGAAAAAACATCTTTGCGTGCAAATGCAGATTCTATTAGAAGGTCTCACTCAAAGGAAAATAAAAATCGTAAAACATTCCCAAGAGAAACACAAAGGTTTGTGTATGACATTTATTCTATTCCAGCACCTGTCTACCTCAGTGTAGGGTATGAAATTACATTAAGAACAGAATTTATCCAACAGATGAACGAAATGGCTAGCCACTTCATGTTGACGGGTGGCACAAGAAACTATTTTATTTTGGAACATGAGGGTCATCGCTATGAGGCTTTTATTCAGGGAAGCTTCTCACAAGATAATAATGTAGGATCGCTGGGAACAGAAGAAAGAATATTCACCACCAAGATTAATATAGAGGTCATGGGATATATCCTAACAGAAGAAAAAATACAGTCAGCAGTTAAGATAGAGCAAACCCCTGCTGAAATTACAATCAAACGTGAACGTGCCATTCTTGGTGATGAAATACCGTTTCACTTAGACGAGAAACCTAAAATTAGAAGATAAATATGCCTCTGGTGTTTTAGCCATTTTTCAAACTACTTATATTGTATCCGAGCGCAATAAAGATTGGATACCTACACGCTTTAGAGGAGAATTGTATAAATGTCCGAAAAGAAATTTAAGTTTATCTCACCAGGGGTTTTCACCTCAGAAATAGATAACTCACAGATTCCTAGAACGCCAGAAGAAATTGGCCCTGTTATTATTGGTAGAACTGCAAAAGGACCAGCATTTAAGCCTGTCAAAGTTAGCTCATATGATGAGTTTGTTCAGATCTTTGGCGACGCCCAAGCTGGCAACGGTAATGGAACAGATGATGCTTTCAGAAAAAACACCATCTTAGGTCCAACATATGCATCATATGCTGCTCAAGCATGGCTACGCAATAACAACGCAGCAACTATTGTTCGCTTAGTTGGTGAACAACACCCAGAAGCCACTGAGGGAACCCAATCACTTGGCGCAGCAGGGTATGACTTTGCTGGAATTGATGCGACTGACTCCTCACAAGGTGCAT